CAGGGAAGAGCAGCCTTCACTCGACTGGAGAGATGAAGGTTGGGGGAGACCAGGCGAGCGATCCCGCAACACGGGGTTGTCGATGGGGGCCTTAGGGTTCCTGACGACTTGCCGCATGTGTGTGTGGGAGGGACGTCGGGACCATGTCCCGGCGGGTTCATCCCGGTACAAGTCCGGGGGCGTTCAGACGAGGCGACGCCCTAGATGAGGCCTCAGGTGGTTGGTTCTTTGCGTCGTGGGGTTATACCGATATAACTCCCGAGGGTGGCTGCACTCCTTATTCAGGTACAAGTCCTGGTAGCTGTCGAGGAATATGGTAGGCGGCGCTCATCCGGAACAGATGCGCGTAGCGGGGGCTTGCCCCAGGCTCCTCCCTTCTGGGAAAACTCGTGGGGCTGGTACGCGACCGGCGAGGGACTGTCTGGTCCCGCATTGTATGATGTCAAATCAGGGGGTGAGACTGCCATGCTAAGTCAAAATGCAACTAAATGAATAAATTGAAAGCGGCTGGACGCAGCATAATACGTAACCTCGGGGGAGTTGGCGAAGGTGCTGGTCTGCACGATAATCGCCGAAGAGATCTAGAAGCGCAGGTCGCCGGTAGGGTGAGAGCCGAACGCGAGTATGAGCTGGCAATGGCCGCTCGCTTGTATGGCAGGATCCCGGAGGGGGCTGATGTGCTTGTGGAAGTAGAAGAAGAACCACAAGATCTCGCTCTTCAGTTAGATCAGGAACGGGCGGCGGCCCCGCAACCTGAGCAATTGGTCCAAGAAGCTGTAGGCGCAGCTGAGGGCCAAGTCGCCGTAGCCGGAGGTGAAGTCCAAGCCGAGGACGGAGCTCCCGGGGGTGAACTCTTACGGAGGGTGTTGGAGGCGGTTGGTGTAGATGCCATTGGTTTGTTGCCCGAGGGTGACCTTGATGACATTGAAGCCGCCGTTGTGGCACCTGAGGTTCGAGAGCCCGAAGATGTCCTCCTACCGGGACCTTTACCGGAGGGGGACGCCGCCGAGCAGGGCGGCAGGCTCAGACCACGAGGCAGGGTCCTCAACGAGGCAGCAGATGACTTTTGGGGTTATCTGGTTGGGGAACGTGACCGAGACCGGCCTGGACAGATACTTGGTGTGGTGGGACAGCCCTCCGCTAGGTTGATGACCGACTGGTTCAAGGACCTGTTTTGGGGTAGAGCAAAGCTGGTGGCAATCCGGCGAGTCAGGGTTCACGACCCGCGCGATGATATCGTTTACGACAGGCAAGTTGGTGACTTTGTTGCCAACTGGGAAGAGCCACATAGTTACGATTATTTTGCAACGGTTCGTGTCGGTGGAGCTTCGGACGTGATCCGAGTCTCGCTACGCTTGTTGGCTAGGATGGTGTGCTTTATGGCATTCCGACCTAGAGACACCACCTCCTTACAGCTGTTGAGGAGTCGAGCCGCACAGATGGCGAAAGACCTGGGCCTCAGCCCTGAACAATTAGCCTGGGTCTTGCATGGAACCATCACTTGTGCGGTGATGACTAACAACCGCGAGGTGGTAAGCCTTCGTGTTCTTGAAGGCAGGCGGGGAGACGAAGTGGTCGACTGGAGTGTCAAAACATCCACCGGTTTGTTGCGTGAAGGTGGCGCCCATTATTGGGGACATATCTTCCTTCTGGTAGGCACACTACTTGTTGGCATCTGGCATTGGTTGCCTGCTAGCCAG